CAGTATGTTCTAAAGGAACTTCAAGAAAAAACAAATATTTCTGACAAAAATGCCCTTGCAACAATCTTGGGTAATATCAAATCCGAGTCCAACTTTACTGCCAACATCTGCGAAGGTGGTGCCAGAGTCTCCTACAAGAATTGCCTTCGTGGTGGTTATGGACTTATTCAATGGACTTCCACAGGTCGTTATAATGGATTGGGTAAGTTTGCAAAGCGTTATGGGTGCGATCCCAGCACTCTTCCTTGTCAAACTCGTTACATGATTAACGAACCACAGTTCCAAAAAATTCTTCCAGAGTTTGAAGGACACGGACAACCAATTCATCAATATATGGTAGGTGCCTATTATTGGTTGGGTTGGGGTATCAAAGGATACCGAGAACAATACGCACACAATTACGCTAAAAAATTAGTCTGGTCATGATCAAGCAACTGTTCAAAAGCCTCAAAGATTTGAAAGAAGTTTTTATTCCTAAGAGTGAATTCTTAGAGGATGAAGTAGAACTTTCTATTGATGATGAAAAAATTGAATGCAATTCTACGAATTACGTTCAACCTTATATTGGTGTTCCTGCTCCGGCATACCTTGAGGCTGATCCTTGGTTTAATTCTGACCCTGTTTTATCAGACAAGCAGATGACAGTCAAGGAATCTTATGAACAAGCAGTGGCAGACCAACAATTATTAGAGGAGTCTCAAGAGATTGAATCTAAAGATATCCATGAAAAACTATATAAGATGGCAACACAAAACTGGACTACCGTGAAAGAGTTTCAGGGTGGTTCTGAGAACTTCCAAGAAGTTTCTGATGGTTGGCAATCCGGTACAGGTTTGGGACAGTTTCGATGACACTTGATGACTGGCGTTACAGTAATGAAAAATTAAAAGTGAGAGATCAAGCACTTAAAATTTTACTATCAAAATTCGGTCATCAAATGGAGGGAGTTCTCCCTAAATATTCTAACCAATCCATCTATGAGTGTGCTCATGATTGGGTTTCTCAAGGCAACATGCACACAGCAGGGATTGTAAAGTATTACGAGGCATACTATGCAAAAAGTAATTAACGTAATTGCACTACTCTCAGGTCTGACCTCTTTAGGTCTTATCGGAGGTAGTGCTTATGTGCTTCTGAATAAAGATGCACTGATCGAATCTGCTAAGGGGCAGGTTGTTAAAGCAGCAACAGATGCAGTTGCTGGAGCACTTCCTGGTATGATTCAGGGTGCCATGCCAAAAATGCCATCAGCAACTGGTGGTGCTATTCCTTCTATTCCTGGACTATGAAAAAATTTATTATGACACTGCTGGTAGCTGCCTCTATGGTTGCTCCAGCATTTGCGAAAGAATCTAAACTTAAAAAAGGATTCTATACTATGGATGCTATGGGTTGCATGTTAGTTAAAGAATGCACCGAGAATGTCCGAAGAGTCAAGAATATCGACGATATTCGTAAAGAGTATCCTAATTCTGATTTTGATATTGTTGCTGATGAGTTTAACTCGATGTTGGTATCCCTTGATCAAATCGGAGTTATGGTTTTTTTAGGACCAGAGAAGTATTTCCCCCCTGGACATCGTGGTGTTTATCACACGGTATCAAATAACTTCTATCTGAACGATGCTTTTATGCATCGTCCTTCAGTCCTTATGACTGTGATGCGTCACGAGGGTTGGCACGCTGCCCAAGATTGTATGGCAGGAAGTATTAAGAATAGTTTGATTGCTCTCATCTTTCCAGAGAAAAAAGTTCCTCAAATCTGGCGTGATATTGTAGAGAAAACCTATCCAAAGTCTGCTGTTCCTTTTGAATCGGAAGCAAAGTGGGCGGGTAAAACCGAAGGTATGACTGCCAAAGCACTTGATGCTTGTACCACTGGTAAGATGTGGGAAATTTATGAACCAACTCCTTTGACGGAGAAGTGGTTGCGTGAAGAGGGTTTTATTAACTAAATAGGAGTGCGCTGTCTCCAATTTCATGGCTGAAGAAGTAAAAGAATCTCCCAAAGCAGAAGTAAAGGAAGAAGAAAAAAAGAAAGGTCCATTTTCTAAACTAAGAGACGCTGCTACTGATCATGAAGGTCAGTTGGAAGCAATTAGCACAATGGTCAGACTTGGTATTCTTATCTGGTCTGGTGGTATCCTCACCCTTGCTTACATTAAACTTCCTGCTGCATTGGGTATTCCTGAACAGAAACTTGATCCCACTTTCATTGCATCGGTCTTTACCGGAGTATTAGCTACCTTCGGTGTTCAGACTGCTAAGAAGTCTGGCGATGGAACAATGAAGATGGGTAACTCTGGTGGTGTATCTAAAGCGGATTTGGAGAAACTGATTGCTGCTGCTGCCGCAACCGCTCCTGCTCAAACGATTCGTATTGAGCAAGCACCACTTCAAATTACTTCTGCTGCTCCTAAGAAGGACGGCGAACCTCCCGTAATGCCTACTATCTAATACCATGTTACTCTTAACGATGTTTATTGTTGGTCATATGGAAATCGGTAATGGAATTTGCCGAACAGATTTAATGCTTCAGGGTGATCAAATTAGTATGGAATATCCTTGTGAGTATTATTCTGAATTGAAAGATTTGGATAAACAATTAAAGGACTGGTAAAATGAAACCAAACATTGTGCCACCGAAGTCGCCATTTAAGTGGGCTGCTATTGGAGTGGGTACTCTGTTTGGTATCGCACATCTGGGGATGGTTGGACACTTAATCAACCGTCCCATTTTTCCTAATCTACCTGTTGGTAATTACACTTCTTATACAGTTGAGTATGGTAGAGATGGATATAAAATCAAATACAATTCTAATGATCCTAAGGTGATGAGTAAGGATAGAATTGTTAATAAAAAGAATGGATTTTTTGGTATTGGTGGAAACACTAATATCATTCAACAAGAACAATACACTATGGATGGAGCAACTCATCTCCAAGGAGGTGGTGAGGGAAAGTCTGCAAAAGACATAGAGTGCATCGTGGCGGACGCTGGAGCACGGAGTCAAGGTGCGATGGCAGGAAGTAGTATTGTGGCTGGTGCGGTTATTCCATCAGTTATTGGCATCCCATATATTGGGTGGTTGGCAGCAGGTTGGGCAACTCTTTTAGGACAAAAAATTGGTTCTGAAGTGGGGTCTGAAGTTGGATCTGCTTTTAACGACTGTTAGTGAATCAAAACAAATTAACCCTTCACTAAGTATAAAAACTTATAGATAATGTAGTCGAGTAAACTATAATGAAGTTTGTTTTTGCTTTACTTGCTACACTTTTCTTTGCCCTTCCTGCTTGGGCTGTAGACATCACAATGGGTGCCAATGGCAACTTGATTTTTGATCCAGCAGATGTTACAATATCCGCAGGAGACACGGTTCACTTCGTGAACGGTATGCTCCCACCTCACAATGTGATCGTAGAAGATCACCCAGAACTCTCACACGGGGGACTTGCTTTTGCTCCTGGTGAGAGTTTTGATATTACATTTCCAGAATCTGGAGATTATACCTTCTGGTGTGATCCTCATAAAGGTGCTGGGATGATTGGAAACCTACACGTAAATTAATGGCATACAACATCACTTTTAAATCCCCCGATGGGACAGAGAGCACCTTTGAGTGTGAAAGCGATCAATACATTCTTGATGCTGCAGAAGAAGCAGGAATTGATGCTCCCTATTCTTGCCGTGCTGGTGCTTGCTCCAGCTGTGCTGGAAAACTTGAGAGTGGAACAGTAGATCAAGAAGATCAATCTTTCCTTGATGATGATCAAATTAATGCAGGATTTGTTCTGACTTGTGTTGCTTATCCTACAAGCGATTGTGTCGTTCTTACTGAACAGGAAGAGAATCTTTACTGATGAATCACGCTGACCATTCAACCTACGAACATTTAATTCATATGTTACTCTGTTGCATTGCTGGTCTGGGAATTGGTACTCTTGCCGTTTGGGGGTATCAAAAAATTAAAGAAAACAAAAATCACAATCCATAATGGAACACTTACTTGGATGGGCACTTGCTATTGTGGCAGTGCCTTTTGTTTTAACAACGATTTACTTCGGTTCAAAGAAGGGACACTACTATGAATCCGAACACTATAAGGGAAATGGAACCGCACATTAGAATGCGGTTTCACTTTGCAGCATCATCTTTCTCAAGAATTTATGGAGTCAGTCATGTCTCATCAGATATGATTGACTTTTGTTATGAATGGGCTCGACAAGACTTTACAGCACCACTCGATTGTTTAAACCATGTAGATCGATACTTTAGAGATTTATGGAATTCTCAGAAGCATTCATCTTAGTTTTTATGATTTCATTTGGTATATTCATTTTTTTAGTTTCTATTCTCACGGATCAATAATGGGACACTTTGCAGCAGCAACACTAAACAATCCTTTTATCTTGGGACTGTTTTGTTACATTTTAGTTTTTGTACCTATACTTGGTATATGGGCAGTTCATAAATACAACTGGCAACATTGGGCACCTTTTGATGGAAAGTCCAGAGATCATTGAGCATAAATTTGAATACCAATGGGGCGGAGAAGACACTTGGTTCACTAAAGCAAACAGGTGGGCAAAGAAACAAAAGTTCCCCATCAATCACCTTGCTTTGGGTTTGATTGCGTGGTTATGGGAAAAGTGGGTTGATGGTAAAGTAGAAATGGAAATGGCGTCGGTTGATAAACAGGCAGAAGAAATTAAAAAACAATGGGAAGAGGAAGAGAAACAAGAACCCATTGTTGAGATTAAAGCATCAGATATAGAAGGTCTTGATGATATTCGTATTAGAGCACCATTTAGTGTTGATGGTGACTGGAATGATATTGCACTGAATTATAAGAAGTGGAGATAGGATGCTAACAGTTATAAACTACGCATGTGCTTTTTGGACTGTTGTAGTTATGAACTGTGTTGAACCAGTGAATTGGGAATACTGCTATCGTATAGATAGATGGTTAATACCTGACTTAATTTATGCATGGGAAATTAAGACGGGTAAAGTTGTTCCTTATCAAACTGAGAAAGAATACTTAAGTGGAATTGATTCTAAAACCCCTTGAAAATGTAAACGATCCTGTCTGGTCTGTTATTATTCTTCTTTGTTGCGGACTTATTTTTACGCTATATTGTGTCATATATATTCTACGCCTATCATTTAAGGAATTACAAGAAGATGGCCAAGTCCGCGAACAAGGGCAAGAAGGGGTCAGCAGGATCTGCGAACAACAAGAAGCAGAACTCGGGAAACGCAACAGCGAAGAAAGCTAAAAACGGTGGTAAGAAAAAATAATATATGAAACTTTGGATGCTTGGCAATCGTCTCACGACTGAGATGTATGAACGCCAACGATTTATAGAGGAAGCAGAGAAGCAGAATATTGATTTCTCTGTTGTTTTTGCTGATGAAATTGATCTAATTGTTTCCCGCGATGACCGTAAATCCATTAGGTATTGTAATGATATTGTTAGTTTGCCTGACGTGGTTCTCGCTCGTACTGGCAGCGGCACGGGTTATTTCAATCTTTCTGTCCTTAGACAATTCGAACGACTGAACGTACCCACGCTTCCTAACTCCGCTTCTATAGAAGCATCTAAGGATAAGATGTATGCCAACCAGATTCTGGCACAAGCAGGACTTCCTATCCCTAAGACGATGCTAACAAGATTTCCTTGTAGTGCAGAGTTAGTTGAGAGACAAATTGGATTCCCATGTGTAATTAAAGTTGTAACTGGTTCTCATGGTGCTGGTGTATATCTCTGCGAAACACCAAAGCAATTTGAGGACTTGTCAGAACTGATTTCTTCGTTAGACTTTAAGAACAGTATGATTGTCCAAGAGTATGTACAACATTCAGAGGGACGTGATCTTCGCGTTATCATTATTGGTGGTAGGGTCGTTGGTGCTATGCTTCGCAAAAGTACCGATGGATCATTCAAAGCAAATATCTCCCGTGGTGGAGAAGGAATTGCTCATGATGTAGACGATCAAATGGAGATGCTTGCCATCCAAGTTGCAAAAACACTTGATCTTGATATTGCTGGTGTGGATCTTTTGTTCCATCCAGACGGATACAGAATATGTGAAGCAAATTCATCTCCTGGGTTTAAAGGATTTGAAAAAGCACTTGGAATTAATATTCCACAGAAAGTTTTTGATTATGCGAGACTTAGATCCCATATATAAGAGAGTTGCATATGTGAATTATGGGTGCTATGGTTCCCCCAAGCAGAAAATCCTGCTATAACTTCAGAGTAGTAGAAATCAACAGAGTTCTTGATGGAGACACGATTGATGTCACCATTGACCTTGGATTTGATCTTTATAAGAAAGAACGTGTAAGAGTGGCGGGAGTTGATACTCCAGAGAAGAGGACTAAAGATGATGAAGAAAAAGCACTTGGTTATGATGCTACTCACTGGTTGGAAGAAAGACTTAAGGGCGCTATTGAAGGGGATGATGATCTCGTTATTCGTACTGAGCTCGTTGGTGGTGTTGGAAAGTATGGGCGTCTTCTTGGCTGGCTCTACATCGGAGACGCCGACGTGTCCCTCAACGAACAAATGATCACAGAAGGATATGCTTGGGCATATGATGGTGGTACTAAGCAGAAGGACTTCGAAGAACTTAAGGAGATCCGTAGAGCACATGGAACTCTTGTAGAATGAGCACACTTTTTGTATTCTCATTTGCGCTTCTATTAGTCTCAGGAATGGAATCTACTTGGCCAATAAAAAATAGGAAATTTTAACTGATGGCACAATCGACTTATAAGAAAAGAGCAAAGAAAGAAGCAACTGAAACATTCTTTCTCTATGTTTTCTTTCACTCTATTTTGAGTGGTGTCATTAATATGTTTAATGATGACTGATGCCTGAGATTCCTAATATTACTTCCAGGGATATTAGTATTCGTGGAGTTGAAATACCTCAAGTAGTAACATCGTCAGAAAACTACATACAATCACCATTAGCACCTCCTGTAGTGGTAAACATTGGTGTACCTATCGTTGATGTGCCAGGATGCGTAGAAGCTCATGAGGCAAATTCAAAGTCCAATACGATTGCTGGGGATGACCCCAAAGGATTGGTTACTTACTGTGATGGTAATCTCCCCAGTTTTAATCCTCCCAACTTTGAGCCCAACCAGATGCTGCCAACACAGCGTCCTGCTGTAGATACAAGGCAACCTAAATCTCCCGTTGCTCCCGAGTTACCAACGACACCTAAAATTCCTCCTGCTACTGCTAAGGTGGACTGTCCTACAGCAGCACAGGCAGCGAAAGAACCTGTTGGCGCATACATTGAGGGGTTCAGAAAGAAAGTTACTGACTACCAGTTGATTGGTAACCAGTGTGTCCAGATCACAGAGAAGGTGCCACTGCCAGAGCAAGTCATTGCTGGTCTTCCTTCTCCTGGTTCTGTAGTTATGACTGGTGGTATTGCTGTTGTCGCTACAGCATCAGCACTATTAGCAAAACCGTTGGCAGACATACTTTTGAAAGCAGTCAAACCAACGGTTAAGAAAGTGATGAAGAAGATTGCAGCAATTAGAAAGAAACCTATTCCTGTCCAGTCCGTAGGGGCCCGCCGAGCAGAGCAGCGTCAGATGAACCACGCTGTTCGGGAACTTCGCTCTGTGTTCCCGCGTCGGAAGAAGAAGGGATAGTATGATAGTGTGGGTGAGTATGTCCTGGAGGATTATTCACGACCACATCAGCACATACTTTATAATAAGGACTACGGGGATGAAACTGAATTCCCTGTTTCATTAACTCACCACAGTTTTTGAGACGGGCAATTTCAAAATCTAATCTCTTATTAGCAGTTGTTTGCTTCATCAATTCGATGTTAGCAGCAGCTGCTTCTTTACATTGATCTTGTAGTTTCTGGTCAAGTGGACGAGACCAAGTAGCAGAAAATCCTAAACCAAGATTGTAGTTATCTTTCTGCCCTGTTCTTACAGGAACTTGATATAATACGGAACCAGGATTATCAGGTGCTCCATCCTCATCCATGTCCCTCATATCATAGACAGGATCGTTATAATATGGTTCATATGGTGATTGCTTTGAGGCAGAACCAGTCACGTATGGAGTGATGTTTAGAGTTGGTCCTTGACATTGGATTCCACCACCATAGGTGTTGGTAATGTATGGACCTTGAAGGACTTGGATGGCTTGGTTTGTGACAGAACCAGAGGAGTTAGCCACAGGAGCAGCAGTGGCGCTAACGCCACCAACAGTCTCAGCAAGAACTCTTTGTTGGACCAATGCTGGGGAGAGGACACTTAGGATTATTGCGAGAAAATTGAGGTTGTGTCTGTTACGCTTGTAACTTCTGTCGTTCTTTGAATTATTGTCTGCGTGCTTAAACCCGGACCTTTGTACGTTTCTGTGAACTGAAACGCTCCGCCTGGTGTCGTCTGTGTAAAGTTTGGTCTGCTTGTTATTCCAGTCCATGTCGAAGTCACCCCGTCTATTGTTACAGTATTAGCACCTGTTCCTGGTTGTAATGAACCTGATGCTGTTATTCCACTCCCAGTTACTGAATATTGATATCCAGTGTTATAGTCCATCGAGTTGATGGTTTCTGTAATTTTCTGTGTCGTCTCGGTATGTGATGTCATGGAGCCCTGTGTAAAATTAGGGACTACAGGGACTGCCTGAGCAGTCCCATGTAAAGCACCAAGAATCAATCCGAGACCGATTGCTTCTCTTAGATTAGACATATTTATCTAATGGTGATTTCAGAAACGAATTGTCCTGTTGCCGAAGTGCCAGCACCACCAGCAGTCAATGACATTGTGCCAGCAGAATCGATAGTACCAGCGAGAGCACCAGCCACGCCACCAGAAGTTGTTGTGACACTTCCAAACGCGGGTAAGGATGCAGCCACACCGCTACTAACGGACGTTCCTGTTGGGATTGCGTCTCCTTGGTTGAAGGTTTCTGTGAAGGAAAACGCACTACCTGCTGTTGTCTGGGTGTATGTCCCAGAGTTCATGGTCGCCGCAGCAGTTGCCGAAACAGGAGCAGTAAGGCCGCCAAGAGTAGCAGATACATTAGAACCACTTACAGAATATGATGAACCAAGACGAGTTGCTTGAGAGGCAGAAGCATCAACAGTCAGTTGAACACTGGTAGAGTGCTTAGTAATAAGATCGGCATTTGCTGGTGCCGCCATCAGTAACATACCAAAAAGCAATGCTGCTTTTTTCATTCTTCGGGATTTGAACACTGCAATTATTTATCAGACGGGGGGGTTGACAGAGACGGAAAACCGTAGTATCATAAATACATCAACACGTTAAGGAATGTAAAGTTCCTTAAAAAAGTTGTTACACTTGCTGAAACGGGTCTAACCACCTCACCGAGGCTAAGCAAGTAAAATACGCCTCTCATGTCTCTGTCTGAGGGTGACAGAGAAATAAGTACCTCCACCATTTCCCTGATGGACTTACTTACTTTTTCAAAAAAATGACTGCTACACTTTCACGTCAAAAACAATCGAATACTTGGGAACAATTCTGCGAGTGGGTCACCAGCACTGACAATCGTCTGTATGTTGGTTGGTTCGGAGTCCTGATGATTCCTTGCCTGCTTGCTGCTACTACTTGTTTCATCATTGCCTTCATCGGTGCTCCCCCTGTGGACATCGACGGTATTCGTGAACCCGTCGCTGGTTCACTCATGTACGGAAACAACATCATCTCTGGTGCTGTTATTCCTTCGTCCAATGCAATTGGACTGCACTTTTACCCCATCTGGGAAGCTGCTTCCCTGGATGAGTGGCTCTACAACGGTGGTCCTTTCCAACTTGTTGTCTTCCACTTCCTCATCGGCATCTATGCCTACATGGGTCGTGAGTGGGAACTTTCTTACCGTCTTGGTATGCGTCCTTGGATTTGCGTAGCATACTCTGCTCCTGTCGCTGCAGCGAGTGCAGTGTTCCTGGTCTATCCTTTCGGTCAAGGTTCTTTCTCTGACGCAATGCCCCTGGGTATCAGTGGCACCTTTAACTACATGCTTGTCTTCCAAGCAGAGCACAACATCCTGATGCACCCCTTCCACATGCTGGGTGTCGCTGGTGTCTTTGGTGGTTCTCTGTTCAGTGCAATGCACGGTTCTCTGGTTACTTCCTCGCTGGTTCGTGAAACCACTGAGTCCGAGTCCCAGAACTATGGTTACAAGTTCGGTCAAGAAGAAGAGACCTACAACATCGTGGCTGCTCATGGTTACT